GGAACGATTCATGGCCGCAGAGGCCCTGTCGAGCTTGAAATGGCACTCCCCGGATCGAAAATGATTAAACTCTCCGGAGCAAAAGGCTCCCAGGATGGAGTTGTGTCTATTCGAACCGCCGATGGAATTATCCTCGGAATGGGGTCCCGAATACGCCATCGTAATGGAACCGTGCTTTGCACGGCGTACCATGTAGCAGCCGCTGTCAGGAAGTATCCTAGCCTCTTGTTGGAACACAAGGGCAAGGTGATACCTCTTAATGGCCGAGCGCGAGTAGTGCTTAGAAGTCGGACGGACAAATTGGACGTCTGTTTCCTATCGCTGGACGATAGCGTATGGTCGGGTTTGGGGGTTAAGGCATTAAAGTCCCGTTTCGTAAACTGGCCGGTTACGGTCAGAGCCTATGGGTTTAACGAAATAGGAGAGTATTGTGCCACGACTGGTCGTATGGAACCAACCCAAGAGCTGTTTCATGTACACCATACTTGTTCCACCATACCATCTTGGTCTGGTACTCCACTCCTAGATTCCGAGAACAATGTTATCGGAGTCCACTGGGGAGCACGCCCTGAAATTGGTTTCAATGCAGGTTGCGTGGCTTTCTGGTGTAAGGAGGCCACGAGGGAGACTGGTGATATGAGGACAAATGCACGGTGGAAACCAGTTGAGTCACTTAGTGATTCCTGGGATTACACTGACTTTGAGGAAGAGGTCGACGGTCTCATTCGTCGAAGAAGTTATAAGGTCAGAGATGACTTTTATACTTCCTCCGAAGTGATCGTCCCTGACTCGAGGTGGGCTGAGGATTTCAGTGAAATGGACTGGGAAGAGATTCCTAGTTTCCCACCTCTTGAGTCTGGCTTGGTACCCCTAGAGGGTGAAAGCCAAAATACTGACGAGGTAGACAAGGTTGACTATCTCATCGAGAGGGTTGAGAATTTAGCCCGAAAGATTGAGGTTGTCCCAGAGTCTGGTGATCCTCCGTCTCTGTCAGGACCCATTGATGATTTATCTAGGAAACTGGATTTTCTCATGGGGGAGATAGAGGCGTTGAAGAAAGCCCAGGCGATGGCTATCTCCCCTTCTTCTACGACGCCGCCGGGTACAACTGGTACGACGAAGAGGAAGAGGTCGAGGAAACCGAAAGGTGGAAAGCCAAAGGCTTCTGGCACTGTGGAAACACAGAAATCAGAAGCTTCGCCAAACCAAGCGTCAGGGAGTCAAAGTACTCCAAAGCCCTCAAAGAGGCCGGGCTCTACCCCGATAGTGCGTCAGATTGGGGGTTCCCCTACAAAACCCACTCGGCAGAGTTCGAGAGTTTTGTCCTCCACGCGTCCCGACATAATGGCGTTGAGTCGCCTGGTTCAGATGCTCTCCAGAGAGCAATCGAACAGGTACTCCGCGGTTATCCGAGGACCGATCCACCAGCAATTGTCGCTCTTGATGACGTCAGAGGCTATTGTAGCTCTGAACTCTTCGATAGCAGCGTCAATTTTATCCTCCGGAATTGCGTCAAACGTGACGCAGATCCAGGAGTCCCTCTCCGGGCTTTTGTCAAGGATAAGGGAACTGCCGTCGAGCGGTTTGGACCTGCCATTGTTGAGGCAGTTCGTGAACGAATTCGACGGTTGTTGTCTTTCGATTGTCGAAGGGGAGTCCCTGAGCCGGTTAGCTCCGGTTCGGGTAAAGATTGGAAGGACCATATCCCGGAACTGTTAATCAGGACTGGGATGTGTGACCCGGTTAGGGTCTTCATAAAGAATGAGCCGCATAAGTTGTCCAAGTTAATGGAGGGCAAATTACGGCTCATTTCTAATGTGTCTATGGTGGACGAGGTTGTGGATCGTCTGTTGTTTGGGACCCAAAACAACATTGAGATTGCTAATTGGGATACTTTGCCCTCTAAGCCGGGAATTGGATTTACAGATGAGATGATCAAGCAAATCCATGATGAAGTGATGGAAAGAATGAAGTCACATCATGTAGCCGAAGGAGATTCGTCCAATTGGGACTGGAGTGTCCAAGGCTGGGAATTGCAGGCCGAAGCAGACATGAGGATCAAGCTTTATGGGCTTGATCCGGAGTCACTTGGGGCTAGGCTGATCAGGAACCGGATTTTCTGTGTTTCGTGGTCTGTCTTTGTGATGTCCAATGGGCGTATGTTCGCCCAGCGGATGCCTGGCATCATGTTATCTGGTTGGTATAACACTTCTTCATCGAACTCCAGAATTGGTAGATTAACAGCTGTCCTTGCTGGAGCCCTGTGGTCAATCCACATGGGAGATGATTTCTTAGCTGACTTTAGTGTCAAGTTTAAGGAAAAGTTTGAGGCTCTAGGTCACACTTTGAAGTTGTTTAAACCGATTGATCCCGAGGCTTATGAGTTCTGTAGCACGATGTACCCTTCGGGGGCTCCAGTGAATATCTGGAAGATCTTCGTAAAGTTGATCAACCATGAAGGCTCAATATCCAAGCGATCTCTGTTGTTTGAACAGTGGCTCTATGAGATGAGAAATAGCCCCGAAAGGGATGATATACGCTCACTCTTAGAGTCATCCGGTTTTCTTCAGTGAGTGGTTCGCCCACTCCTGAAATCCCCTAGACTCCCTCTGAGTGGTTAGCCCACTCGAGGTTGAGTCGTTATGGGGAGGCGGCGGTTGGCAGCCCTTATGACTGCTAAATCCAAAGCCAGAACCGGTGGAAAGGCCAAACGTACTCGTAAGAATAACGGAAAGGCCAAATCTCAGAAATCCAATGGTGGACTTCCTGTCACTATATCACATGGAACCCCAATTGGATCTTCAGCAATACCAGTCCAAGTTTCCAACATCGGGAAACAACGGATTGAGCCGCTCCCCAATGGTGTACGCGTTCGAGGAACGGAAATGCTCGGTCAGGTTGTTGATGGATCAGGAGGAGATGCCGCTGGCTTCCTCGCTTTCGTCACCGACCTCGCCCCAGCAGGCTGGGAAGACACAAGGATTCAGAAACTTGCTCAGATCTATGAGAAGTTTCGGTTCAACCGTCTTGTCATGCATTTCGTTTCTAGCTGTTCTACTGCGACCTATGGGACGATCGCCCTCTTCTACGACAGAGACCCCTCTGAGAAGCTCCCTGACCCAAATACCGATCTAAAGACTATCATGTCTTATGAAGGTTCAGTCATGGGGCAACTCTGGCAACCAGTTAAACTTGAGTTCAAGAGAATTCCAACTGAGAACACTTATTGGTTTTCGGATGCTCCTGAAACATACGTTGGAGACTTACGTCTCACGTCTCAAGGGAAACTATGTGCAGCAGTCAATGTGTTTTCTGCCGCTCAGTCTGATGCCTCAGCGATGTATGGACACATCATTGTAGAATATGATGTGGACTTCATAACTCCTGAGATGCAGCTTGATACTCACGCTGTACCCTGGAATTATGGGAAGAATGCTGTGGTTGCTTCTCAAGCAACCCAGTATTCCGCATGGGAGGCTGCACAGGCAATATTCGGTTATATCCCGAATGCCGGTGCCATCGTAGAAATGATTCTTGGAGATCAGTTAACTATTAACTACTCCAATCCAGCGTCTACCAGCACTTTGTTTGCTGGAGACCGAATCTATATGGCGTATGATAACTCTGCTACGAAGTGGCATTTCTTCAGATCACTGAATGATGCCTTGTCTTCTTCGAACAGTTTTATCGCGGCTACGGCTGCTTTCACGGACACGAT